AAAAATATAGAAATACAGATGACGGAGTCACCCAGCGTGGCTCCTTTTCTATACCCAAAAACAAACACGAATGAGAGGTGGTGGTGCATGGCCAGAGCGCCGGATGCCAGAATGGAACAGGCCAGAGATCTGTTCCTGGAAGGTAAGAAACTGATTGAAATTTCAGATTTTCTGAAAATCCCGGAGGGGACAATCCGAAGCTGGAAGAATAGATATGACTGGGATAATGCAACGTTGCAAAAGAAGAAACGCAACGTTGCGAAAAAGAAAGGCGGTCAGCCGGGAAATAAGAACGCTGCTGGAAACAAGGGCGGTGCTGCCCCAGAGAAAAATAAGAATGCAGTTACTACGGGAGAGTTTGAAACTCTCCTTTTTGATTGCCTGGATCTGGAAGAGCAGCGCCTGGTGCAGGCAGTTCCAGAGGACAAGCAGGCGCTTCTTATGCAGGAGATACAGCTTCTGACTGTCAGAGAGCGCCGGATGCTTAAGCGGATCGAGTTGCTGCGCAGCGCAGCAGATGAAGAGAATAAGCTTGCTGTGGGTGAGACTGGCATGACTGCAGTAGGCCACAAAAAAGGTCTTGAAAAGGACAAGGAAACAGACCTTTTGGAATACCGCGGGAAGCTGGGGCAGATCCAGAACATTGAGGATGCACTGACCCGTGTCCAGACCAGGAAACAGGCCGCCATTGACGCGTTGCACCGGTATGGTGTGGATGATACGCGCCTGGAAATTGAGACAAAGCGGTTAGAAATGGCAGCAAGGAAATTAGGTGATCTGGATGAGGAAGAACAGGAAGATGACGGTTTCTTAGAAGCATTGGATAGTTCTGCTGCAGATGATTGGAGAAATGATGAAAGCTTAAAGGAGAACGCAGAGAATGAAGAAGAAACCTCCAATATTTAAGTTTCAAAAGTTTTCCAAGAAGCAACGCCAGATCTTTACATGGTGGCTGCCGAACAGTCCAGTGCGAGAGGCAGGAGGCATAATTGCAGATGGGGCGATCCGTTCTGGAAAGACAGTCAGCATGAGCCTGTCTTATACAATGTGGAGCATGGCAAATTATGACGGACAGAATTTCATCATGGCAGGAAAGACGATCAGCTCTTTTAAGCGTAACGTGCTGCAGAACCTGAAACTGATGCTCACCAGCCGGGGATATCACTGGATCTATCATATTTCTGGAGACTTTCCCAACATGCTGGAAGTCAGCAGAAATGGCAGGACCAATTATTTTTACATATTTGGTGGCAAGGATGAAGGTTCCCAGGACCTGGTGCAAGGTATCACGGCAGCAGGTGCCTTTTTTGATGAAGTTGCGTTGATGCCGGAAAGCTTTGTAAACCAGGCAACGGCCAGATGCTCCGTGGAAGGTGCGACCTGGTGGTTTAACTGTAACCCGGCCGGTCCAATGCACTGGTTTAAGCTGGAATGGATCGATAAGCGTATTAAGAAGCGGCTGCTGTATCTGCACTTTACAATGGATGATAACCTGAGCCTTTCTGAAAAGGTGAAAGAAAAGTACAGGGCAATGTATGCAGGTGTCTTTTATCTACGTTATATCAAAGGTCTGTGGGCTGTAGCGGAAGGCCTGATCTACACTATGCTCACAGATGATAACCTGTATACCGATCAGGAACGTCCGGTTGCTTTAAAGAACACAGCTATGAAGGCCATTACAGTAGATTATGGTACGACGAACCCGTGTGTATTTCTGGAGGTATGGGATGATGGACAGACTATATGGATTGACCAGGAATATCGGTGGGACAGCCGTTCTGAGGAAGCAAGGCGCAGTGCAAATCCGCAAAGGACGGATGCCCAGTATGCAGATGATATGACAGAATTTATGGGAATGGAACCACAGAATCAATGTATGGTTGTTGTGGACCCATCAGCAGCATCATTTATTACGGAGTTACGCAGCCGTGGCCTGTATGTAAAACCGGCCAATAATGAGGTGGCAGACGGTATCCGTGTGGTTGGTTCTCTCCTAGCTAAGAGAAATATCCGGATCAATAAAGATAACTGCAAGGGCCTGATCAGTGAGATGCAGTCTTACGTATGGGATGATAAGGCAGCTGAACGCGGAGAAGAAAAGCCGGTTAAACAAAAAGATCACGGACCGGATGCTTTAAGATATTATTGCTATACGGTCCTGCCAAAGTGGCGGATCGGAGCATAGGAGGAAGTTAAATGTCAAAGAAAAAGACGTCACGCCAGACACGGACGGCTACAAAACAGAATATGAACCAAAGGGCGCCCGTCACAACGATGGACGCTTTTTCTAATCCTGCTGCAAGGATAGGTTTTGGAACCATGGATCTTTTACAGGCAACAGAGTATCCCATGACCCGTATGACGCAGAACTATCAGTTGCTTACAAGTCTTTACCGGGAGAACTGGATCATACAGAATATCATAGCAACTATTCCAAATGATATGATCCGCAAATGGTATGACTTAAAGACTAGCATTGCGCCTCAATATTTAAAAGAAATGGTGCAGCTGGAACGTAAGACCCAGATACGAAAGAAACTGTTGCTTGGGATGTACTGGGGACGCCTTTATGGTGGAGCTGCCGGTGTGATCCTGATCAAAGGACAGAATGATCTGAGCATGCCGCTGGACATGGATACTGTGATGCCAGGAAGCTTCCTGGGACTGCATATCTTAGACCGGTGGAATGGCATTTATCCAGAAGGTGAACTGGTCACAGATGCAGAAGATCCAGACTTTGGTCTGCCTACTTATTATACGATCCGTAATGATGAAACAGGAACAATGGTAGCCAGGGTGCATCACAGCCGTGTGATCCGCTTTATCGGGCGTGAGTTGCCGTGGATGGAAATGGTAACAGAGCAGTATTGGGGCGAGTCGGAGATAGAGGCAATCTATGATGAGCTGGTCCGCCGTGATAATGTGGCTGGAAACATTGCGGCACTGACTTTCAGAGCGAATATCAATTATCAGGAAACAGATGGTCTGGATCAGCTGCTTGGTGCTTCTAATACAGAAATCCAGAGACGGTTCTGGAATACCATGGCGGCTCAATCCATGATGGAAAGCAACTTCGGAACCAGACTTATTAATAAAGGAGATGCAATCCACAACACGCAGTACACATTCACAGGACTTCCGGATGTGTATGACCGTGTAATGATGGATGTGGCGGGAGCAGCCAGAACACCCGTGACAAAGCTGTTTGGACGTTCACCGGCCGGTCTTAACGCTACCGGTGAGGCGGATCTGCAGAACTATTACGATTACATTGACGGACTACGTGAGACAGAACTTAGAGGCATCATTGAACGGTTGCTTCCTGTCATGGCTTTGTCGGCCTGGGGAAAGATGCCGGATGATATGGATATTGACTTCTTACCAATGCAAACACCGGATGCAAAGGACATAGCAGATATTACAGAGAGAAAGAGCAACGCGATCCTTGCAGTTTATCAGAATGACCTGGTTGATGCTGCTACGGCCCTGCAGGAACTTCAGGGACTGGCTGATGAGACTGGGCTTTACAGTAAGATCACAGATGAGGCGGTGGAAGCAGGAAAAGGAAAGCTGTATTCACAGTCCCGCAGTATGCAGGACCCTCTGGCAGGCTTTTCTTTCCCGGATAGTTCCGGAGAGGACGGGATAAGTAATGACGATGAAGATACGACCACCGGCGACTTCTGATATCACGGCATTCTTGCGGCGTTTGTTTCTTCGCACAGAAAAAGAGTTGATACAGGAAATCAAAAAGAAACGTAACAGGGAGCAGGTGGAATATGCAGAGGTTGCGGCCCTTGAAAGAGTGCAGGGTATCCTTCAGAATATGATAGACACTTCCTGGAGCTATGTTCCAGTTATGATTGAAAAGATCTTCTATCACTCTGATAAGGATGCTGCAGGATATTCCAATGCGCGCAGCCTGGCAAGTCCAAGATCTGTAACGCAGCTGGCTATCATGGAGCAGCTGAGTAATAATCTTCAAGGCCAGATTGTTGAAATGGCCGGTACTGCTAAGAAAAGCGTAGAAACGGTTTTTACGATTGCAAGGCTGGAAGACGATCCATACAGGAAACTTGCTCTTGAGCAGGTGCTCCGGGAAGAGGCAGCGGGAAGGCCCTGGATTAAAAGCAGCCAGGATCTGGTGAAAGATATAGAAGCCAATGGTATTACTGGTTTTACTGATAAAGCAGGTCGTAAATGGAGCATGCAGTCTTATGGAAACATGGCAGTACGGACAACTGCTCGCCAGGCAGAAGTCGCAGCACTTTTATCGGCAGATGATTATGATCTATGGCAGATCGTAAAGATTGGAAGCACCTGTCCGGTGTGCGCGCCTCTGGAAGGGCGTATTTATTCTAAAAGTGGAATGAATCCGGATTATCCACCGTTATCCATTGCTTTTGGGAAAATAGATACAAATGGCCCGAATGACCTTACAAATACCTATCTGAATATCCACCCAAATTGTCTTCATAGTCTGGTCAAATATACCACGATCGGTAAGAGCGCAGAGCGGATCCAGAAGGATAAGGATTTTTCCAGTATTGAAAAGAACCCTTTGAACCGGGATCCGAGAACTAAGAAACAGATTGCAGCTTATCAGGAGAAACAGAGGAACAGACAGCAGCTGTATAGAGACATAAAGCAGCATAAAGAGTACAGGACTGCTTTAGGAAAAGATGTTCCTAAAGACTTTGCTAAGTTTCGGGAATTGAAGTATAATGACCCTGAGAAGTGGAAGTACACAAAAGGACTAAAAGAGTATTTAGAAAAGTATCCGTCAAGCAATAAGAAATATTATAATGTTGGGTGCAATCTCAAAGAACTTGGATTGCATAACATTGGAAATCCATTACCACCACAAAAGAAACAGGCATTTATTCTGCCGGAAGGAAAGCGCGATCCGTATCATATTATGCATAGAATGCTGGAACGTCAGATTACGGATGATGATATTCGTAGTTATATGAATAATGCACGATGCATGTTTTCACAATGGGGCGGAAAACGTCAGGTATTTTATAGTTCTTCGGGTGTATGCGTGATTACGAAAAACGGTGATGATTGGATTTACAAAACTGCTTGGAATAAGATAGATTTTGATGAGAGTACAGATATAATTTTGGAGGTGATACGAAAAAATGGCTTATGATTTGGACTATGAAGCGGATCATTATTGTCCGGCATATAAAAAAGTAATATGCGCAGATTTATGTTATGACTCAATGATGTGTCTGAACCGTTTTTTTAAAGTATCATCAACAAAAGAACTAGAGGAGATTAAGGATATTGAAGCAGCAAGGGTGATTTGCTCAAAATGTCCTTATAGTCAGGGATAATACCACCAGTCAGCAGGCCGGTGGTATTTTTGTACCCATTTTTAAGAATAATTGCGACGTCGCAAATGAAAGAAGGTGATCTTATGGGGCTTATATCGTGGATCAGGCAGAGGTTTTTCAGAAAGAAGGAGTGCTGTCACTACTACCGCAAGCACTGGAGTCGGGCTTCCGGTCCTTATGGCGGTTATATGCGGAGATGTACCAAATGCGGAAAAATAGAAAGGAAAGAGTAAATGCTTGCTTATTATGGTTATACGATAAGTCCTAACCAGCTTGAAACTGGAGAGGGCTTTTTAATTTGCAAGAACGTGCCAATTGCCCGAACCGGAACACAGGAATATCTGGGGCGGGAAATGGGGCTGTCCGGGGCAGATGCGGACAGGATCATTGCGGTAAGCCGTTCACCAGATGATGTGTTTTCAGAGGCGGCTCTTGCATCATTTGAAGGAAAGCCGGTCACTAATGATCATCCACCGGGACTGATCGGGCCGGATGATGTAAAGAACTATGAAATGGGACACGCCCAGAATATCCGCAAAGGATCTGGTGAATGGTCTGATTATATGATTGCAGACCTTCATATTCATGACAGGGATCTGATCAATGCGATCCAGAATGGAAAGCGAGAGATCAGCTGCGGGTATGAATGCGATTATGTCCGGAATGAAGATGGCACATACAGCCAGAAAAAGATCAGAGGGAATCACGTAGCAGTCGTAGAACGGGGAAGAGCCGGGAAGCGGGCTGCTATTTTAGATTCAGATAAAAAAGAAGAGGCGAAAAAGCCGGAAAGGAAAGTAATGAAAAAAGGATTTTTATTTAAGATCTTCGGTCAGGCAGTGAAAGACAAGAGTGCCGAAGAAATCGAGCAGCTGGCTATGGATGCTGCAGCTGCGCTGGATGAGGGAATTCACGAACCAGAAGGCGGCACCAAACAGCCAGAAGCCGGTCAGCAGAGCGCCGAAGAGGCAAAGCCAGTGCTTGATGCAGCCTTTTATGTAGCCCTGGATCAGAAGGTCGATAAGATTTTAAAGGCTCTGGATGAAAAGACTACAACAGAGAAAAACGAAGAAAAGGATCCTATGGATGAAGCTATTAAGGCTTTAGAAGGGACCAAGGACGAAGATCTGGAAAAGAATGAAAAACAGGAAGAGGCCAAGGTAGTTCCGGCAGAGGAAATGGATGATACATCATCTGAAGGTATGGATAAGGCAGTTGCTGCAAGCATCTTAAAGGCAATGCGTCCAACTGTTGCGGCTATCCAGGATGCAGCTCAGAGAAAGGCTGTTTCTGATGCCTTGATCAAGGCAGTGACTGCAAAAGATACTGCCAATGACATTGATGCGATCTTAAAAGCTTCCAGAGCAAATGCTAAGAAAGCAGCAGATGTCAACCCAGTAATGACCGTTGAGCAGTGCCAGGCTGCTTATGATGCCAGAAACCCTCACAAGAGAAAGGAGAACCAGTAATGAAAGGACAGGTAATTGGTAAGACAATGCCTCATGGATATGCAGGCAGCTATTCCAGACAGGCAGATATGATTGTGGATACACATCCATGTGAAGCAGGGATCGCTTTTGGCGCTCCGGTAGTTTTAGGAACAACTGGTGCAGTAAAAGCATGGGAAGCTGCTTCTACTGCAGCAAAGTTTGTTGGTGTGGCAGTCCGTGAAGTAAAATCAGCATTTGATTATATGAACCAGAACGTAGGAAGTTATCGGACAGGAGATGCAGTCCCAGTCCTGAAGCGTGGCTGTGTTAATGTAATCTGCCAGAATGGTACACCGGTTGCGGGCGGAAAGGTTTATGTAAGAACTGTTAAGAATGAATCCTATCCGAATGCTGCAGTTGGTGGTTTTGAAGCAGCAGAGGACACCGGAAAGAATGTGGAATTAACTAACGCACAGTGGAAGGGCAGCGCAGATGCCAATGGAGTGGCAGAAATGCGTATCCTGACCATTTTAAATGCATAGGAGGGATAAATATATGTCTTATAAGAATATGGGAACATTTGATTTAGGAAGATCTGTAAGTGGATCTGCTGGGGCAGGAAAAGCAGCAACATATGCTATGGATGCAGCCGGTATTGCTTCCGGCCAGGCATTTTTAACATCTGAACTTGAAAAGCGTGATACCATGATCCGTACTCCCCTTACAAGCTTTACTTATGCCAGAGATCTCCCAATCCGTGTAGGCGGTGGTTGGGATGAATTTGTATCTGCTATGCAGGTGGGTTACGGAGTTACCGGTGGTTCTGGTGACGGATTGATGCATTCCGGCGGCGCTAATGGCATCCCTATGGTCCAGGCAGATTTTTCCAAAGGTCTGTATAAAGCCCACATGGTAGCTGCAGGAACCCGTGTTATGTGGATCGACATGCAGAGAGGAAACATGACTGGCCGTAATATGGACAGCCTACTCCGTGACGGTCTGCGTATGGCTTATGATAAGCATCTGGATGAAAATGCTTATGTTGGCTTTTCAAGATATGGCACTACCGGTCTTGTTAATAATCCAGATGTGACGATTACCAATGCAGCTTCTAACGGCGCTACAGTGGCCAGTACTAAATTTAAGGATAAGACACCAGATCAGATCTTAAAGGATATCAATGATGCTATCCTTATTGCATGGTCTCAGGCTGAAAATGATCTGGATGCAATTCCAAACCATATCATCATGCCGTATGAACAGTATAATTACCTGGCTACTACCAAAGTAACAGAACTTGCAGAAAAGACGATCCTGACCTTCCTTCTGGAAAACAATGTTGCCAGGCATAATGGATCAGACCTGGTAATCGCTGCAACCAAATGGTGCAAAGGTGCCGGTGATTCCAGTGCAGACCGTATGGTAGTTTACTGCAATAAGGAACGTTATGTTGCTGTGGATGAGCTTGCCCCTCTTACAAGAGCCATGACAAGTTCCAATACACAGGATTTTTGCTATGATACTGCATATGCAGGAAACCTGTCTGAAGTAGAAGTATTTTATGATCAGACCATGATCTATGTGGACGGTATTTAAGGAGGAAGAGCATGTTTATTGTATCAAAGAGAAACTACATGGTAAGGCGGGCAGATGATTCTGCCTACCTGATCCCTAAAGATTTTATCGGGGAAATCCCACAGGACGTGGCAGAGAGTGATCTGGTCCAGAGAGCAATAGAGGGCGGTAACATTGCCGTACCGGAAGGCAAGAAGGACAAAGAGCTTATTGAGGCGGATGAAACTGCAGAAGAGTTGGCTGCGGAAAATGATATCCGTCCGGATGCGGAGAAACCTGCAAAGCGTACCAGAAAAGAGTGATGAGCATGTGGCCTTATGGCAGTACAAATCCAATGGCAGGAAAATTCCAGGCAGCAAAAGCACTTGCAGCCAATGTTCCTCAGACGGGTGAACGGGGATCTTATACGGAAGCAATGTTTCAGGAAGATTTTCCACAGTTTACCAGGAATATGATTACAGAAGAAGGGGAAGAACCAGAGGTTCAGAATCTTCTTCCGGCTGGAATTTTAAATATGTTCCTGGATCAGGTAAATGACAGCGTACTTCCTTCCCGGTGGGGAAGTATGTGGCGATATGCCGCCGGGCTTTATCTGGCCCATTTTGCAGCTATGTATTTAAAAACATATTCCCAGGAATCTTCTGGTCCATCCCAGGCAGCTGCCAAAGCGCAGCCTGCAGGCGTTATCAAGTCGGCCACAATGGGTGATACAACGGTCAGCTATGATAATTCGGCGGTAACGATTGGAACGGAAAAGTGGGGCAGCTGGAACGCTACACAGTATGGACAGCAGCTTGCCACACTGGCCCGTCAGGTTGGAATGGGGGGTATGTATGTTATTTGATAATCCATTATTTGCTGACTGGTATACAGATACAATGGACGTGTACCGTGTTATTGCAGTAAAAGACGGAAGCATTACAAGACAAGAGCGAAAGAAAGTTGGTTCTGAAATTCCATGCCGTGTATACCATACCGGAACAGGAAGCCCGAATATGACAGATAACGCTGCCAGGACACGCGGGGAAGATAAGCTTTCCTGTGACCTGAAAGTGGATATACAGGCGGGAGATGAACTGCAGGTGATCCGGGGTGGAAACATCGGCAGAAATGATCGTTCAGAGCGTTATTTCGCCGGTCCTCCTCAGTCATATTATGATCCGGTTGGCGGAGCGCTTACCGGCCTGGAACATAAAGAAGTAACACTTCTTAGGGATAACATCATTGATTTAAAGGAGTGATGCCGGCATGTCAAGCTTTGGAAGTCAGATACGAAAGCGTTTGGATGAGTTAAGGCGGGCCGGTCAGGATATGCCTAAGATCCTGGCAGAGGTAGCGGAAGGTGCCACGATTGAGGCAGTACATATCGCAACTGAGAAGACACCGCCTAATGATGGTACTTTGGCGGGTACTAATATGCGCAGCGGTCAAATGGCGCAGCACTGGGGAACAGACAGCATAACGAAGCCGGTTGTAATGGGTGAAAGTGTAAAGACAGAGCTTAATAACAATATGCAGTATGCTTCTTATGTAAATGACGGACACAGGGTGGATAAACACTTTGTTCCTGGACTTATCATCAATGGTAATCTCCTGGAACGCAGCCCGGATGGGTCTGGTGGCTTAGTTGTAGGTACAAAGACATCTTACGTGAAAGGCAAGTACATGAAAGAAGCTGCAATCAAAAAGTACAGATCAGTGGTCAGAACAGAACTGGATAAACGGGTAAAGGAGGCATTTAGATGATCTTTTCATTACAGAATGTGATAAACAGTCTGGCAGCATTGCTCACGAAGCAATACCCGGATTATCCTGTTTATGACAGCCCAAACCAGCAGGGGACGAAATTCCCTTGCTTTTTTATTTTCTTTATGCCTTCGACTACAGAAGAGCATGCAGGAAACCGCTACTACCGTGATCTGGGAGTGGATATTGTATTTGTGCAGCAGAGGAACCTTGTAAATGGAAACCAGAAGATCCAGGAGATTGCAGAGTTCTTAGATCTGACCCTGGATACATTTTGGTATGCAGATAATAGTAATCTTCGCACACTTCTTCCTACCAGTGAACGGCAGTGGAACATTGAAGATGAAGAGCTGCATTACCAGTTTCATATACGTCAGAGAGTGGCGCTGCAGGTGAAAGAAAATCTCATGTCTGATATGGAGGAAAATGACATTGGAATCAAAGAAGACAGGTAAAATGTCTGAGAAGAAGTATAGTACAGAGAAGCTTTTAAAAAGCAGGCATTTGTCAGGATACCAGCCTGATTTTGCAAAGGTGATCCTGACAGAGTCGGAATACACTATTTCCGGAGCGATTAAAGCTTTGGAAAAAGCATTGAAAGGAGGCAGATGATATGGCAGGTGGAACATGGACAGGCCAGAATAAAGTCCAGCCAGGTGTTTATATCAATACAAAGTCGAAAGGGAACCTTGCGGCACAGATTGGAGAGAAAGGGACCGTTGCAATTGCAGAAGCCCTTTCCTGGGGACCTGGCGGTAAAATGCAGACAATCATTCCCGGAGAGGAGTTAATGCCTTATATCGGTTATGATGCAATGCATGAAAAGGCATTATTCCTTCAGGAGATGATGAAAGGAAGCGATACAACACCGGGGCCGATCAAGATCCTGTTATACAGGCTCAAGGGAACAGGTGGTGCAAAAGCTGCAGCAACTGTGGGAACGGTGACAGCAACAGCTCTTTATGAAGGAGTGCGTGGAAATGATATCACGGTTGTTATCCAGGAAGAGCCGGATACGGAAGGAACCTATACCGTTTCTACGGTAGTGGACGGAAAAGTCAGAGATGAACAGGTGGTATCGAAGGCATCGGAACTGTCAGCCAATAACTGGGTAACATTCTCCAGCAGTGCAGAGGATGTTACAGCAACGGTAGGAACAGCGCTTACAGGCGGAAAAGATCCAACGATCACAAACGCGGATCATGCTGAATTTCTTTCCCAGCTGGAAAAGTATGATTTTGATATCGTGGTTTATGACGGTACGGAGCAGACCGTTGTACAGGCCTATGCTTCTTTTGTGAAACGTATTTCCGAAAAGGTAGGTCATAAATGCCAGGCAGTTATGGCAGGAGCGGAAAGCTGCGACAGTGAGTGGGTCATTTCCTGCGGGAATGGAGTAAAGCTGTCTGACGGGACTGTTCTCAGCACACAGCAGGCAACCTGGTGGTTAGGCGGTGCAGAAGCAGGTGCCTCTTATAACCAGTCTCTTACTTATTCCAGGTATCTGGGGGCAGTCAGTGCAGCACCAAAGCTTTCCGATGCGGAGATCGAGACAGCTATTAAAGCAGGCAAGATCGTGTTCATTGACTCTTTTGATACCGTTAAGGTATGCACAGATATCAACACTTTTACCAGCATTACTGTGGATAAGCAGAAATACTTTTCCAAGAACCGTGTGATGCGTGTTTTAAACCAGTTCTGCAATGACGTGTATAAGCAGTTTTCCCTGTATTACATTGGAAAAATCAATAACAACGAGGACGGCAGAAATCTGTTGAAAGGCTGGATCGTTGGCTATCTGAATGAGATGCAGGCCAATGGCGGCATCCAGAATTTTGAAGCGGATGATATCCAGGTATCTGCAGGAACGGATGTTGATGCAGTCGTTGTAAATGCAGCAATCCAGCCGGTTGATAGTGTAGAAAAGATCTACATGACTGTAACGGTATCTGCCGATACAAGCGCTGAATAAGGAGGTGTAAAGCGTGAAAAATGAAGGTTATTTATTAGCCCAGGATTCTCTTCGTGGTACAGCCGGAACAGCGTTTATGGAGGTAGATGGGGAAAATGTCCTGCTGTTTGGTTTAAAGAAGTTTGAGTCAGATGCAGAGATTGAGACAGGTGAATTTAAAGTCTGCGGCGCTCTTGTAACACAGAATAAACCAAAGGGAGTGAAGTACTCGGGAACAGCAACGGTTTATTATGGTACTCCGGCATTTTTAAAGATTTTGACGGAGTATAAGAAGACTGGCCGTTTTCCAACGATCAAGTTTCAGATCACCAATGATGATCCGTCTTCTTCCATGGGAGCGCAGACCATAGGGGTTTATAATGTGCTACTTACAAAGATACCGATCATCCGCCTGGATGACTCCGCAGAGAGTTTACAGGAAGATATTTCATTTACATTTAATGACTTTGAAGTACTGAAATGGTTTAACGATCAGCCTTCTCAGTTAGGCAAATAACAGGAGGACAGAAAGAATGGGAAAATTAGGAGCTTATTTAAGGCCGGCACCAGCAGGAAAGACCAAGACCGTGTATCTGGAAAATTTTAAGGATGAGGAAGGAAAGCCGCTGCCTTTTGTGGTAAAGTCCATTTCTCCTAAGGAGAATGAGATCCTGGTGCGCAGATACTCAGATGAAAAAGGCAATCTTGATGCTATAACCTATGGAAACCAGCTGATCGCGATGTGTCTGGTAGAACCAAACCTGAAAGATACAGAGTTATGTACTTTTTATGGTGTAATGGATCCGGCAGATGTTCCAAGCATTATGTTTTCAGTTGGTGAAAAACAGATCATTCAGGATGCAATCTCAGAGATCAACGATATTAAAGCGGCCCATAATGTCTTAAAGATGGCAAAAAACTCTTAGAGGGAGGAGACTGGGAGACAGAGGCGTCTTATTTTGCTTTTGTCTCTCTTGGAATCTTCCCGGAAGATTTTGAAAAACGGTCTCAAAGAGAAAAGCTTTTAATGTCAGCCATGATGGAACGGCTTTCTAAAGAAGTCAAAGATAAGTAAGGAGGCGGGTAAGTGGGACAGATACAGGAAAATCTTATTTTAACAGACAGTTTTACTGCTGCGTTTACCCGTTTCCTTAATTTGGGAGAGTCGGCAGTAAGGGAAACTTCAAAGGTAAGCAGTACCATCGAAATGATGGGAAAATTTTCCAATTACATCGCTGCAACTGGATTTAATGCCTTAGAGCAGAAACTCCAGGATATAAACGGTCAGATCAAGGCACAGGGAGAAGCTTTACAGGCAATTGGCAAAGCTTCTAATTATGTAAATGCGTCTGGTTTTGATCAGATGACCAAGGCAATCAAAGAGAGCAATGCCGCATTGGTTGAAACTATTAAAAACCAGGAACAGCTGGGAAGAAAAACGCAGGAGACAGACGGACATGCCAATAATCTTTTAAAGACAATGAGGAATATTGCGGCAACAGCCGGAGTAACTTCTCTTGTAAAAGGCTTTCTTGAATTATCAGACAGTCAGGCCCAGATCAATGCCAGGTTAAACCTGATGAAGGATGAAACACATTCCGTGGCACAGCTAAATGACCTGATCTATCAGTCCGCACTGCGTTCCAGAGCTGCGTATTCTGATACTGCAGATGCAGTGGGTAAAATGGGCTTAAATGCCAAGAATGCGTTTTCTTCCAATGAAGAACTGATCGCATTTACAGAACAGGTCAATAAACAGTTTAAAATCGGCGGTGCATCAGCCCAGGAGCAGAGCAATGCCATGATCCAGCTTACCCAGGCAATGGCAGCTGGTGTTCTTCGTGGTCAGGATTTAAACTCTATCCTTGCAGCGGCTCCGGGAATTGCCAGAACCATTGAAGAAAGCATGGGTTGGGCTTCCGGATCAATCAAGCAGTATGCAGAAGACGGAAAAGTTACAGCCCAGGTAGTAAAAAATTCACTCTTAAATATGGCAGATGAAACGAATGAAAAATTTGCAAGCATGCCTATGACCTTATCCGATGCAATGACGCAAGGGAAAAATATTGTGCAGCATAGTGCCAAAGAAATGGCACAGGCCTGGAATGATTTTATCCAGACGGATAAAGGTCAGGAGATATTAGGAGAGACCATTTCTTTATTTTCTGCTTTGACCCAGGTCGGAACAGATGCACTTGCGGCAATTGGTCAGGGTGCTTTATTTGTAGCTGATAATATGGATATGATCATTCCGATGCTGACAGCTGTTGGGGCTGTTTTTTTATTTGTAAAAGCTCAGGCAATACAAACGGCGCTTGCAAGTGCAGCAGCCGCAGGAACACATGCTGCAGCGTGGGCGGCGGCCAATTGGCCGGTTCTTTTAATGGCAGCATTATTTGCTGGAGCATTGATTGCAGCACAGCAGTTCGGTGTCGGTATGCAGGAAGTTGGTGGATGGGTCGGTCAGGTGTTCGGCATGATCTATGCAGTTGGATATAATGTATTTGCTATGCTGTGGAATGCGATCGCATCCTTTGCCGAGTTTTTTGCAAATGTGTTTAATGATCCTGTAGCGGCTATAGCCCATCTGTTTTCAGATGCTTTGGATGCAATACTCAGCATGGTTGAGACCGTTGCTGGTGCCATTGATGCATTGACCGGATCCCATCTGCAGGGAGCAGTCAGCGGTTTCCGTGGAAAAATGTCAAGCTGGGTAGATAGTACCTTCGGAGAGAATGCAATCCAGATCAAGCGTATGGCGAATCTGGATATAGGAACTACCGCCGCAGAGTGGGGAAACTACGGAGCTAATCTGGGTGCAAAACTGGATAACCTGAGTTTAAATATCGGAGATCTGACAGGCAGTTTTGGAGATCTTCAGTTAGGTGATGGTATAGGCAAAGGAGATATTGCCAATGTTGGCAAAGTAGGAAAAGTCGGTAAAGTTGATGATATTAAACTGTCAGATGAAGATCTTAAGATATACCGGGATCTGGCAGAACGTCGTTACATGAACCGGATCGAACTGAAAACACTGGCACCACAGATCAATGTAACAGTACCAGAATCCGCAGGCGGAAATCTTACTGCCGGGGATGTCACAGATTACATCCAGAAGATGCTTATTGAGGAAATAAACTCTCAGACACCGGTACCACATGGTTAATGGAAGGAGGTATATTTAATGGCAGGACTTAAAAGTAAATATTCGGTCTATGTGATATTTGCTGGAAAGAAAGTTAAGATGCCGGTCAATCCGGAAGAAGTGAATATTAAATATCCCACTGATCATAAAACCTATAACGTTATTGGAGTAGGAGAAATCGTAGTTCCCAGGAAGCCTTCTTTAAAAGAGCTTTCCTGGGAATCCTTTTTTCCTGGAAATCGGAAGGCTCCATATGTGAACAGTGGAGCTAAGAATGTGTCTTTTTATGTTAAGAAATTTGAAAAAGCATTGAAAAGTAAAAAAATCTGCCGGGTGATCATATCTCGGTCAGGAATGCAGAACACAAATGTGCGGTGCATTATTTCCAACTTTGAGCTTATTGATAAGGGCGGAGAACCTGGAGACCAATATTATAAGGTTGACTTTAAAGAATATCGTTCTTATGATCCGGAGATCGTGTCGATCACTACAGTACCATCGGAAGACACTGGTCAAACAGAAAGTGGACAGACAACTGCTGAAACAGGAACAGACACCACCAGACCAGTGGATACGCCGGTACTTAGAGTAGGCGCTTCTGTAACGGTAAATGGAGAATACTGCTATGACAGCAACGGCGGAAAGCCCCATGGTTCGGCCAATAACCTGAATACGACTGTTACAAGGATCGTATCAGGAAAAGCTTATCCGGTGCATGTGGGAACATATGGCTGGGTACAGGAAAGCCAGCTGCAGATCACGGGGTAAAAGAAGATGGAAAGATCATTATTAGTACAGATGAAAGGAAAAGCCCCGGACGGATCTGATCAGATAACAGTAATGGACTATATCAATGCAACCCGTGAAATTGAATGGGTGACTAACCGTATGGATGCACCGGGGAAGCTTAAATTCTCCTGTGTGGAAATAGGAAGTAGCACAATACCGGAAGGAAGTTCCGTGGAATATACGATCAACGGAGAGAAAATGTTTAAGGGATATGTATTCACTCTGGAACAGAAAAGGGACGGAGAAAAGACCTATACCATTTATGATCAGCTGCGTTATCTGAAAGCCAAAGCCAGTTATGCATTTACCAACATGAGTCTAGAGCAGATCATTATGCGTATCGCAGGAGATTTTGGACTGAAGGTTGGTACATTAGATCCTACAGGATATGTGTTTCCAAGTCTGTTAAAGGAAAATGAAGAATGTATCGACATTATCTTTGACGCCCTTTCCCAGACTATCATACAGACAGGAAAAATATTTATTTTCTATGATAAAGCAGGTGAACTGACGCTTACAGAGGTAAACAAAATGTTTCTTACAAGTCGGATTGGGGATGGAAGCCTGGCAACTGATTATACCTATAAAAGAGACATTGATTCTGACACTTATAACCGTGTAAAACTGGTACGAAAAAATGAGAAGAGCGGCCGGACGGATGTGTATGTGCATGAAGATACGGAAACGATCAAGCAATGGGGGCTTCTCCAATACTATGATGAGGTGGATAAATCCTTGAATGAGGCTCAGATCAATCAGATGTGTGCGGCATATCTGCAGTATTACAACAGGGTATTACAGACTTTGAAACTGGAAGCAATAGGGCTTGTAGAGCTTCGTGCAGGAATGATCGTTCCAGTACAGCTGGGAGATATTGAAGATCTTGCCAGTATCAGATTGCTGCTTTGTGAAAAGGTAACCCATAAATGGTCTGGGGAAGACCATACCATGCAGTTTGAAGTCAAATCATTTGATCAGTTGGGAGGCATAAATATAGTATGACGGGACTTATAGGCGTGATCCAGACGGTGATAAAAAACTATCTGGATGCAGTTAAACTAACAGATAAAGCGACTGGAACGGTTGTATCAGTATCTCCGCTTACTATAAAGACAGATACATCACTGCCTCCTATATCAGGAGAAGCGTTGATCCTGACGTCCAATGTCTGCGAAAAGACAAAAGCAGTGCGGGGCGGGAGCGGTATAGTGACTGTAACGGAAGGTTTAAAGGTTGGGGATAAAGTGATCATGCTGCGGGTGCAAAAAGGGCAGCAATTTATTGTTTTATCCAAAGTTATGACATAGGAGGCAGCATGGCAACATTACCAGAAGGTGTAGGAATAGCAGTTCCTTTAAAAAAAGCAGAAAAGCCTACAAGAACGTTTCTGATCGACTGGTCTACAAAGCAGATAGCTGGTATGGATGAAGGCCTGGAGGCCATGAGACAGGCAGTGGAGATCTTACTGAATACAGAACGTTTCCGGTGGCAGATCTATTCTTCTGATTTTGGAGTAGAGCTGGAGAATCTGATTGGGGAAGAGTATGACTACGTGGTAAGCGACATGCCACGAAGGATAGAAGAAGCCTTATCCGTAGATAACAGGATATTATCTGTAGATGATTTTGTCTTTGAGCAGAAAGAAGACCGGATCAGCTGCAGCTTTTATGTAAATACGGTATATGGGGCTTTGAAAGAAGAGGTGAGCGTGTGATCGATTTTAGCAAATATACCAGGGAGGCGATCCAGAAAGAAATGCTGTCCCAGGTAGATACTCATATTGATACCAGGGAAGGAAGCTTGGTACAGACTGCGATCGGACCGGTGGCCTGGTACCTGGAAGGCATATATATGCTTTTGAAAAATCTTCAGGATAATGCGTATCCGGCCACGGCTGTTGGAGACTCGTTAGACCGGATCGTTCAGACGCGTGGCCTTACACGAAAAGCTGCTACAGCAGCCGTGAGAAAAGGAACCTTTGATGTTCCGGTGCCGTCAGGTAGTTTATTTAAGACGATCAACGGGGCTGACTCACAGGTTTTTATAGTAGGAGAAAAAATTTCTGAGAGCGAAAAAGCATTGGTGTATGAGATGACCTGCACAGATGCAGGCGTATCAGGAAATAATTATACAGGAGATCTGCTTCCGATTACGGCCGTAAATGGACTTACATCTGCAATCTTAGGTGAGATCATTACAGCAGGGACAGAAGAGGAAACAGATGATGCGCTCAGAAGTCGGTTCTATGAGACTTTTGAAGTAACATCCTTTGGCGGGAATATTTCTTCCTACAGAAATGAAATACTTTCCATTAAAGGTGTTGGCGCTGTACAGGTGTATCCGGCATGGAACGGTGGTGGAACCGTTCTCTGCAGTATTCTGGGGGATGATCTGCGGCCGGTATTGCCTGCAATCGTTCAGATGGTACAAAAGATCATATGTCCCCTAGAAGATGACGGAGATGAACCAACAGCAGATGGGTATGGCATCGCTCCGATTGGTGCTGCAGTGACGATCACAACAGGAACAGAACTGGTATTAAATATCACCTGTGACATTGATTTTGTGGAAACTATGTTAAATGGCGTAGAGACATACAGAGACCAGATCAGGCAGAAGATACAAGAATACCTGGATACGATCTGTAAAAGCTGGGGAGATGCCCTGAAAGCGCATCAGATCACATATGCGGTTACTGTTTATGTGTCGAGGATCATTTATTCTATTTTGACAATCCAGGATGTGGTCAATGTATCTAATGTAAAGATTAATGGTGCAGCTGGTGATCTGCAGTTGACAGAAAGTGCAGCGCTGCAACAGGTACCAGTCCTGGGAACGGTGGTGATCAACGGTGAGTAATGCAGAGAATGAGTTAAAAGAGCAACTGCCCTTTTATTTTCGCCCCATAGTTGAATATGGAGAGATTTTAAAAGTTCAGGGACATGTTCTGGATCAGCTTGAAGATAATATGGCAAAAGTAAGTGCAAACAATTATATCTCAAGCTGCGATGAAGCGACCATAGCATATTATGAAAGACTGTTGGGAATTGTCTATCGTTTTGGAGACACATTGGACTACCGCAGGACCCGCGTGCTTCAAAAATACAATACCATTGTTCCTTTTTCTATTGGATTTTTACGGGACAAGCTTACGGAGCTGTATGGTAAAGATGGTTATGAAATGGAAGTTGATTCTGCTGTCTGCAAGTTAAAAATAAAAGTCACATCGGACCGGTATGGAGCCATTGATCTTTTATATGACCTGTTATGGGATGTAGTTCCGGCACACATTCAGATCTTAGCAAATCAGCAGACCACAAACCGCGTACCAAATAGATTGTATGCAGTGGGTAACGTTTCAAGAGTATTCGTACAAACGATTTACAGACATACAGTATATGACATTGCCGGAACTGCTAATGCGGCAGGAGCTGTTGCAGAAACCAGTATACAGACAATTTCAAATGAATAGGAGTGAAAAACATGGGAGTATATAAAGCA